GGCGAGGTCAGGCGCGGTTTGGTGAGGCTTGGTCTGGTTTGGCGGTCGAGTTCCGGTTAGGAATGTTGCGGTTTGTTGCGGCATGGTCAGGCGGTCAAGATAGGCGGGGTGTGGTGAGGTAAGGCACGGTTGGGCGGGGCGAGGCGGTCAAGCTAATAAACAAGTGGTGGGCTGTAGTGGCCCACCAAATAACAAAATATAACAGCTATTGGAGAACTATATGTCTAATTTTTCTAAGAAGACAAAGCAGCGTATCATTGATGACTACCTGCAAAAGACAGGCGCAAATATGTTTGTGCCAACACACTTTGTTGATTGGCTGGTAACGCAGCCAGAACATGAGGCGTACCCTGAGTTTTACGCTATGGATGACACACATCATGCGCGTGAGAATCGCATTAATTTGGCACGGCGCTTGGCGTCAGGGTTGCGTATTGTTGTCAAGTCTGAAGAAGTGGAAAGTTCTGTAATCTCTATCAAGGTAACAGAATACCCTGCGTATATATCCCCTATGTCTAAGCGGAGAGAGGGTGGCGGGTATGAACCGTTCGACCCATCCGATGCTAACGCACAGGCAGAGTTACGTAGGCAGGCAGGGACAAGTTTGGCCGCATGGCTTGGAAGATTTCGCGGTTGCGCGGAACATGTGGGGTTGGATATGACCCCGTTGGAGAGCATCGTGCATGTGTTGCGTGATGATAAAGATAAAGCAGTAGGAGAATAACTATGACTAAGAAAATAACTAAGTCCGCTAAGATTATAGATTTGTTACGCAAGTGCCACACTGACACGGACAGGTCTATAGCCCAGAGAGTTGGCTGTACTCCGTCGCTCGTAGCCAAAGTACGCAAATCAGGTAAGCACCACGTAGAAGTGCCTTACGTTTACACCGATGCCCCTGTTGGTGTTGACGTGTCAGACGTTACCTATAACCTGACCAAAGGCGGGAAACTAAAAACGGATTCTAATACGGATTTAAATCCGGTTAACACAGCAGGTGTAGACCCTAACGCGTGGACGCGAACTGGTATCTTAAATCAAGCCGAACAGTACGTCACCAAAGATCGTGCAGCTACGCATGGTGATATGGAAGATAATTTTAGAACTATCGCTGATCTGTGGACCGCTTATTTGGGTTTTGGCGTAGCCCGTGAAGACGTTGCCGCTATGATGGCCCTGTTAAAGATCGCACGGTTAAAGTCTAACTTTACCAATGCCGACAACTGGATTGACGTATGTGGTTATATGGCGTGTGGTGGCGAACTTGCTACGCAGAAGGCTCACAAGAAGTGAACCTTGTTACGTTAGACTTTGAAACCTACTACGCGCAAGACTTCTCTTTGTCGAAGATAACGACAGAGCAATACATACGTGATCGTAGGTTTGAAGTTATTGGGTTGGGGCTTAAACATGGCCCCAACTCAACCGAATGGGCGCAGGGTGATAAGCAGGTAAAAGAACTATTGGGTTCTGTAGACTTTGCAAAAACTGGCGTCATTGCGCACAACACAGCTTTTGATGGGGCAATACTAAGTTGGCGTTATGGGGTAAAACCTAAAGCATGGTTTGATACTATGTGTATGGGTAGAGCCTTGCACGGTACAGAACACAGTGTTTCGCTTAAAGCTATGTCCGAGCGATACGGTATCGGTGCCAAGGGCAACGAAGTTATTATGGCAAAAGGCAAGCGCCTAGCCGATTTTACAGCGCAAGAAATACGTGACTACGCGGGATACTGTATTAACGATGTAGAATTAACCTACAAGCTGTTCTCACAGATGGTAAAAGTGTTTCCGCGGCAGGAACTACGTTTGATAGACCTTACCCTCCGTATGTTCATAGACCCTTTCTTAGACCTAGATATAGGCTTGCTAGAACAGCACCTTGAAGATGTTAAAGACCGTAAAGATAAGTTACTGTTAGACGCCGACATAACTGACAAAAAGGATTTGATGAGTAACGCTAAATTTGCTCAGTTATTAGAGGAACTTGATGTCGTACCCCCTAAAAAGATCAGCCTTACCACAGGTAAGGAAGCCTTCGCTTTCGCAAAGACAGACGAGGCGTTTAAGGTCTTGCAGGAGCACGAAGATATTAGGGTGCAGACGCTAGTGGCAGCTCGTCTTGGTAACAAGAGTACATTAGAAGAGACACGTACTCAAAGGTTTATAGACATAGCCAAGCGAGGTCTCCTACCTGTGCCTATCCGCTATTATGCAGCGCATACTGGTAGATGGGGTGGGCAAGATAAGATCAACCTACAAAACCTACCTAGCCGTGGAGCTAACGGCAAGATGCTAAAGAGCAGTATAATCGCCCCCGTTGGACACACTATGATAGACGCAGACAGTTCCCAGATAGAGGCGCGTGTTCTAGCTTGGTTGGCAGATCAAAAGGATTTGACCAACGCCTTCGCTAGGGGGGAAGATGTTTACATCAAGATGGCTGCACAGATATACCGCTGCGCCGAAGAAGAAGTTACCGCTGCACAGCGATTTATCGGTAAGACCACAATTCTAGGGGCAGGTTATGGTATGGGTGCCGTTAAATTTGGTACGCAACTAAAAACTTTTGGGCATGAGGTTACGCTTGATGAAGCCAAGCGAATAATCCGAATATACCGCGATACCAATTGGCGAATAGATCAACTATGGCGCGAAGCACATAACGCTATAAAGGAGTTAGCGCAAGGTGTTTCATCCTGTTTCGGTACGTCCAAAATGGTTTCATGTTGTTCGGAGAAGTCAGGTATTAAATTACCCTCTGGGTTGTATATCTACTACGAAGATTTGTCCGGTTACAAGAACGCCAAGGGTGTTGAATATACCTACAAGGTACGTCGAGGACGTAAGAAACTGTACGGTGGTAAGCTAGTAGAGAATGTATGCCAAGGCATAGCCCGTTGTATAATTGGTGAACAAATGATACGTATTGCTAAGAAATACCCTGTAGTCCTAACCGTCCACGATAGCATAGCTTGTTGTGTTCCTGATGCGGCGATAGCCGAAGCGCAGCAGTACATAGAGGGTTGTATGCGTTGGACACCTGATTGGGCCGAGGGACTACCTATCAACTGCGAAAGCGGTAAAGCTAAATCATATGGGGAGTGTGAATAAATGGAACTTGGTATGACAGAATTGACACAGGAAAGCCTTAACAGCGTTTTAAAGAAACATGAGGCTTCGGCACTACGTGCGGAGGGGTTCTATGTGGGTGAACGTGAAGCACACGTTAACACAGGTATACGTATACATGAGGTGAGGGAAGCTGCACGTTGGCTTGCGAAAAACCGCCGAAGGGCTACAATAAACCACAAGTATTCAAGTTACCAACTAAAACACTTTGCAGAAAAGACCGCAGAGGGCGGGTACATATCTAATGGCGCGTTAATTGCAGCGGCTTATTACCTTGGGTTTGATGTTAAACCCGATGGTGGTCATTCACCTAACGCTTATCTAAACATATCCTGTAAGACTGTTACGCCCCTACGTGCGGCTGTTGGGTATGACTGACGTTGCGCCGTGGTCTTTTAGTAAGATCAAAGCCTTTGAGCAGTGCCCAAAGCAGTTTTACCACGAGAAGATACTTAAAGAGTATCCTGTAGTTGAATCAGATGCTATGAGATATGGCACTGATTTTCACTTGGCTTGTGAAGAACATATACGCGATGATAAGGATTTACCCACGAAGTATTCATACGCGCAGGGTGCGATGGATAACCTCAACGCCAAGCAAGGGCGAAAGCTGTGCGAAGAAAAGCTAGGACTGACCGCAGACCTAGAGCCATGCGGTTTCTTTGATGATGATGTTTGGTTCCGTGGTATAGTAGACTTGGTAATACTAGACGATGATGTAGCTTGGGTTGTAGATTACAAGACAGGCAAATCCGCTAAGTACGCTGATAAAGGCCAGCTTGAGCTTATGGCCCTGACTGTGTTCGCGCACTTCCCTAACGTCCAGACCGTGAAAGCCGCACTTCTATTTGTTGTGTGTACGGCTATAGTAAAAGATACATATAGTAGGTCTGACATAAGTAGATTGTGGGCGAAGTGGTTAGGTACATATGCTAAGATGCAGAATGCCGCGGATAACGATGTATGGAACCCTAAACCTAGTGGATTATGCAGACGCCATTGCGCAGTATTAGAGTGTATACATAACGGAAGGAATTGATATGGGATATGTGAACAAGGCCCGCCCGTATAAGAAAGAATATCAGCAGCAGAAGGCGCGTGGTGAGAACCCAGCGCGTGCAGAGCGGCAGCGTGCGCGGCGCAATATGGATGCGACCAGTGTAGACGCTAACAAAAACGGTGTGGCAGACCGGAGAGAAGGTAAGGACATCTCTCACAAAAAGGCATTAAGTAAAGGCGGCAAGAATAAGGATGGAGTAACGGTCCAAAGCCGTAAGAAGAACCGAGCCGCAGGGGGTGCTATGAGTAGCCCTAAAAAAAGAAAGTCCTAGGACGCGTCCTAGTAGGAGAACAACATGCAAATACTACAGGATAAGGCTCTGGTTATACCAGCAGTCCACCCAAAACAGATCACTTCTATGATCCCTAAAAGCAAAGAACTGCAGGGGAAAGAGGTAGTGGTTCATTGGGGTATAGATGAGGTACACGCACTACGGAGCGTAGGTATAAAAGCACCCTCCCCTATAGATAGACGTTATCAGTGGACGGGGCAGTACACTCCTTTTGATCACCAAAAGCAGACTTCCTCTTTCCTGACGTTAAACAAACGTGCGTTCTGTTTCAACGAGCAAGGTACAGGCAAGACCGCTAGTGCTATCTGGGCCGCAGATTATCTTATGAAGCAGGGATTAGTTACGAGGGTGTTAGTAATATGCCCTCTATCTATTATGGATTCAGCGTGGCGAGATGACCTGTTCAGCTTTGCTATGCACCGCAGGGTAGACGTTGCTTATGGCTCAAAGAAGAAACGCGCATCCGTAATTAAAGGGGATGCTGAGTTTGTTATTATAAATTACGATGGTGTAGCACTTGTAGAGACTGAAATAGCTTTCGGAAACTTTGACCTTATAATAGTTGACGAGGCCACCCACTATAAAAACGTCCAAACTAAACGGTGGAAAACCCTTAAACGGCTACTGTCACCTAACATTTGGCTCTGGCTTATGACAGGAACACCCGCTGCACAATCCCCTATCGATGCTTTTGGTTTAGCCAAGTTAGTTAACCCTAAAGGCGTACCAGAATACTTTGGACCGTTTCGGGATATGGTTATGTATAGATCAACTATGTGGCAGTGGGATGTTAAAGACTGCGCTACTGAAATAGTATTTAATGCGTTACAACCAGCTATACGTTTCACCAAAGACGAATGTCTAGACTTGCCGGATATGGTGTATGTTAGGCGTAATGTGGAGCTAACCTCGCAGCAAGAGTTCTATTACGAAGAAGTGCGTAAGAAGATGATGACGGACGCCGCAGGTGAAGAGATCACCGCGGTGAACGCCGCTGTGCAGATGAGTAAACTACTGCAAATATCAGGTGGGGCTGTCTATACTGACGATAAAGGGGTTGTGGAGTTTGACATATCTAACAGATACAAAGTTCTACAGGAGGTAATAGCAGAGAGTAGTAAGAAGATACTGGTGTTTGTACCCTTCAAACACACAATAGACCTACTCACTGAAAAGTTACGGGCTGACAAGATATCTACTGAGGTTATACGCGGGGATGTACCTGTGCATAAGCGCACTACGATATTCCGCAAGTTTCAAACTGAACCCAACCCTAAAGTCTTAGTGATCCAACCTGCATCCGCAGCGCATGGCGTTACTCTCACCGCAGCCAATACTGTTGTATGGTGGGGTCCGACACCTTCACTTGAAACTTACGCACAGGCTAACGCTAGGGTCCACAGAGCAGGGCAAGACAACAAGTGTACTGTGGTACAACTAGCAGGCTCTTGCGTAGAAGAACGTATCTACGAATTACTAGACGGGCGTATAAACGTACATAAAAAAATTGTAGATTTATACAAAGGTTTACTTGACTAGCTATCTATTGTTAATATATACCACAGATCGGTAGTAAATAACGGAGGATGATATGTCTATTACGGTCGATAAACTGACAAAGACGTACATAAAGATACGCGAGAAGCGGTCTGAGCTGTCCACAGAATACAAGCAGCAGGATGGCGTGCTGTCGGAACAACTAGACAGGATAAAGAAAGCCCTGCTATCACACTGTAAAGAACATGCTGTAGATAGTGTTAGGACTTCTGAAGGTCTGTTCTACAGGTCGGTGAAGCAGCGTTATTGGACTAGTGATTGGGAAAGCATGAATGCTTTTATAATGGAGCATGACGTTCCGCATTTTTACGAGAAGCGGCTTAACCAAACTAGCGTTAAGCAGTTCTTAGAAGATCACCCCGACCTAGTACCTAAAGGTCTAAATGTAGATTCAGAGTATACTGTAGCTGTGAGGAAAAAATGACCCAAGATTTGAGTAAAATTGAAGATGTAGCCAAGCACTTCCAAGTGTCTGTGTCTACAGTGCGAGCGTGGCTCAGGCAGGGACGTATACCTGATAGCACGTTCATTAAGCTAAATGATACCTATAGGTTCGACATCGCGAAGCTGCAAGACGCATTGCTAGCTGAGAAGTATGATCCTGATGGGGAACAATTAGAAATGTTTAGTGCTAAAGAAATGGGTCCACAGGGGCAGACCTAGATGGC